CGAAAAATCATTACTTCTAATATCTTTAGCATCTACAAAAACTTCACGCAAATTTAAACCGCTTCCGCTTCCCACTTCAACATAAATCCTATTTGTTCCTTCTCCCTCTCCACCAACAAAAGCTTTAGTACCTGTTTTCATCGAATCAAAAGAGTAGGAAGAATCATTTAAGTTTTGATAATTTGTCGAAAAAACAACTCGTGTATTATCAAACTGTCCTAATGTATGATCAATGCCTTTATATACATCAAAAAGAAGTTTTTTTGATTTAAAGTCTGCAACAATACGATACCCAATATTAGAAGATTTTGATAGTTTTGATATGATTGTATTTAAATTCTTCATTGTTGCTTGAAAAGTCACTATTTCTGTAAATCCTTTGTTTGCTTCTACATTTAATTTTGGTATAGAAACAGAATTCTGAATCATCTGCTTCATGGCTTCTTCAACTCTTCCATTAAATGTAAATCTTTTGATAAGTCGTCTTTCAAGATAAGAAGATAAAAAACGCCCTTTGACAACAAGACTTCTTTTTTCCCCATCGGTAATTGAAATAGATTCTATCACTCCACTTTCAATACTTCCCTTTTTCGCAACAATGTTTTCTTCCCTAGCATAAGCAATATTCTCGGCAGTAAGTGGTAAGTGAAGTTCAAAACTTCCCGGCTCATAGAATTTCCTTGTCCATATTAAAGAATGAAAGTTATCTATAACTCCTATTCTTTCTAAATTTGAATCATAAATAATAATTTCCATTTTAAACACCCAAAAATTTCTTTCTGAATCGAATTGTGACAAGCATATTTTCAACACCACTATCTGCATCATATCTTAATACATTATCTTCTGTACTCAGCTGTAAAAAGGTAGAATCTTCATCTAAAAAATTATTGATTTTTCTATCATTTAAATAAACATTTTTTGCATTGTTACAGGTATTGATAATCAAGACATCATCTAATTTCATATTTAAAGGTCTGCTGATAGTTCCAACCTTAATAAATGTTCCTTTATAAATATCTCTTAATGACGGATTGGTTATCTCTCCATTTGCTCGAATGATGATTTCCATTCCTAAATCATCAATTGAATCATTATTAATGGTTTCAATCTGTTTGTTTATTCTTATCCCAAATTGCTCTTTTTCAACAATAAATTGATGCGGAAACTCAAAATTACTCTTCCATCCATTCATAATGACATCGACATCAAATAAATCAGAAAAAAAGGGATCAGGACATAGAAGAGAAACTGTTGCTTTTCTTACTCGTTCAATCGATTCTACCAAAACACTTTCTACATAGTATTCGATTTGTCTTGAATTTTCATCTTCTGTATAGATCAGTATTCCTTTCGAATGTGGTTTGAATAGTTGATAAAGTTGATTTCTTCTATCCCAATGTTTAGTGTAATCAGCAACATACAATACGATATTTCTTTTTTCTATATTAGAACCTTCATAAATTGCTCCATTTCCCATTGAAATATCGGACATATTTATATTCACATTAAATTCATACAGTCCCTCTGCTTCTAACAAAAGAAATGGGGAAAATCTTTCAGCAAATTCAAGTGATATATTGTTTTCGTTGATACATTTAATCTTGCGCATATTAAACCCCTCTCAAATTAAGTACCATCTGTCTTGTATTGTTTCTTATCAATCTTGCATTTTCAGATGGCGAAAGTTCTCTTGGTGAGTAAATATTTACTGTTTGATTAAATCCGGATACATTGCCTGTATGATTAACATTTGCTGTGAATCCACCGTAAGCCTCTGTATTTAATCTATTCATAGCAGATGTTACTTCACTTACATTATCACTGATACCATTAGCAAGACCTAAATCAATATATTCACCAAATTCATACATAAGTTTAGATGGTGAAGCAATTCCAAAAAAGTCTTTTACACTATTTACCAATTTTGAACAGGTACTCTTAACTGACTCAATCAACCAACTAACTGCATTTAAAATTCCATCTTTGATTCCATTAATTAAGTTTTGACCAATTTCTCCCCAATTGACACTTTTAAATAATTTTTTTGCAGTATCCCACAATGTAGACACTACAGTACCTATAACAGATGGCAATTGTTGAAGAAGAGATCCTGCAATGGATACAGCTGCTTGCATCAATGTAGGAAAAAGATCAGTGATCATCTGTCCTAACTGTGGTGCAAGCTCTGTTAATAATGTGGCTAATCCTTCTACAATTTTTGGAACTGTTTCAAGAATCTTTGGTGCTAATAAATTAATCGTTACCATAACACTGTCTACAACTCCTTGAAGTGCAGCATCTAAGTCTCCACCTCCGGCCATTGCAGTTAATAGATTTGTCCATGAACTTTTAGTTGCGCTTAATGCCCCTTGTATTGTAGTCATAGCTTCTTTTTCAGTTGTTCCGGCAATATTCATATTTTCCTGTACAAGATGAATGGCATCTACAATGTCTGCATAAGATTCAATAGTATAATCAGCCGATTTCCCTTGTGCCTTTGCAATTGCATTGGCATCATCAATCAACTGTTGCATTCCTTCTTTGCTTCCTGCGTATCCAAGTTTTAAATTATCAAGCATTGTATAATTTTCTCTAGCAAATCCTGCATATGCATTCTGTATCATTTCAATATCAGTTCCAAATGTATTTGCATTATCTGCCATATCTCGTATTGCTTGATCACTTAATCTTGCAGCCTCTTGTGTATCTCCATCTAATGATTTTATTAAAGAAGATGAAAAAGAAGTAACGGTTTCCATATATTCATTTGCAGACATACCGGCTGTTTTAAAAGCATTTTGAGCATTCTGCATCACTTCCTGCATATCTTCTTCTCCAAATAGCTTTTTTACTCCACCTTCCAATTGCTCATAATTTGCAAATTCTGCAATAGCAGTTCTCATTGCAGATCCTAAAACCACAGTAGCACTAGAAAATATACCCGCAATTGCAATACCACCTATTTTAGCAGCACTTTTAAACCCATCACCCAATTTGTCACTAAGTGATTTTTTCGCATTTTCAATTCCGGGATTTAACTCCTTCTCAATTTTACTTGATATGTCTTTTGTAGTTGGAACTATTTGAACATATGCTTTTCCTAAATTAGGCATTTCACATCACCCCTTTCAACAATCTTTCTCTTGTCCTTTCGAAATCAGAACAGTTTGCAAATGTCGCAATTTCTTCTGCCCTTTGTCTGATAGGTTGTAATAATGGTTTCGGTTTATTTCTATTCTTTTGACCATCTTTGGAATTTTGCCATAAAAGCAATCTAAGACAATCTACCGCAGATGAAAGCAGTATGACTTGAGGATCATATTCGTACTTGCCTATTTTTTTAAATATTCTACTGTTTTCCCTCAATCCGCATGCAAATATTGCGATTAAAGATGGCTTCATTTTTTTATACTCAAAAATATGATAGGTTTCTGCCAAATCACAAATCAAGGCATCTTCATCAACTTGTAGCATTACGATGAGGGTCATTAGTTTTTTGAGTTTATCTCTCCCAAAAATACTCCAAGTTCTTTAATGACTTCTTTTGCCGGTGTAAAATTTCTATCTCCTTTAATTTCAGACAAAAACTTCTTTTTATTCTCTTCATCAAATAAAAGGTCTAAAAAAAGTGGAAATATAGACAATTGATCATTTATATCTCCACTATTTAATTTCCCTAATAGTTCTACATATTCCCAAGAGTCTAAAACTCCATCATTTACTTTTACATCATGTTTCATCAATTACCACCTACTGTTGCTTTTTTAATGTATTCATAGTGAGTATTTCCTTCTTCATCCGGTAATGCAGTAATAGTAGTTTCATATCCAACGACTTCTGAACTATAAACGACATCCCCTACTTCAGTTACTTGGCCATGTGGAATAACAACTCTTTTTAATGTATTGTCTTTCATAATCATATCAACTACATATATCCCGCCCTCCAATTCTTTTGAGTTAGACTTAATTGAAATTGAATTGCTCGTAGTATCTTCTATCACATTTTCATTTCCGTAAATAGTCTTTAAAACTTCAACATTTAGCGCTTCAATTAATGTAGCTGAAAAAGTATCCGTTTTTTCTGTCTGCGTTGTTAGAACAACATCACCACCCCATGCTTTCGTTGGTTCTGTCTCCATTGTATTTGAATTTGTCAATCCATCTTCTGAAATATATCCCAAAGATACATATTCCTTTGCTAAAGCAGAGGTCGCATCTGTAGGTAATGCAGTTCCTAAAGGAGCTCTATGAATTGCCCCTCCTGTTGCCGGTTTTGCTGCCGTTACATTTTTTACATTTTGCATGTTTTGTCCCTCCTTAATAATGTGTAATATCATAAACACATTGATATCGATACTTTTTTGTTCTCGTATCGGTATATTCATAGTCTGTATTCAATTTAGATTTGATAATGTTTGGATGTTCAACAAATAGCTCCATTGCTTTCTTTACTTCTTCATTTAGTTTGGCTGATTTCAATAATGAAGTCGAATATGATTGAATGGCAAAAGTAGAAACTATGACACTATTTTGGTTGGCTGTCCCTGTCTTTTGAAGAATAATACATTCTTTCAATCCTTCATATTCATAGGCAATTGGATAATTTAATTTTCTTTCTAAATACTCCAATAGTTCTATCTCAATCATTTTTTCGTTTTCACCTCACTAAAATTTCCATTCAGCGCCTTTAACAATAAGTTACTCTCATATTGTTCTTCAATCGCTTCTTCATCAACAGCTGTAACAATTCCTATTAATCGTGTGCCTGGATTAGCTATTCTATTTTCATATCCATCTCCAAGACTGGAACGAATTGTTTCAGTAATATTCCATAAAAGTTGTTGCATATCATCACCCGTTAGAAGTTCTGATACTCCTTGACGATCAAGTTCAAATTTGATTTTACTCATATCTTTCGACCTGATATTTTTTATTCCATTCTAAAGGTATCATGTTTTCAATCCCTTCCACAGCAGGTGTGAATACATGAAATCGTTCTCCGAAGAATTCTACATATTGATTCTCCCATTCATGCTTATCTCCTTTTGGAATAGCAATATTGTATACGACTTTTCTTCCATACAAATTTTGAGAATCAATAATTTCCTGTGCCGTTGCCGGCTGTACCAATACATTATCTACATAGATTTCAACCTCTTCATAAATAGGTGCATTAAATTCATCTCGATCAACATCAACAACATTGATGAGTTTAACAGTTATCCCTTTTAGCACAAATCAATCACTCCTATCTTCTGTCTTTTGAGCCCTAACCTTGCAAGCTCTGAATTTTTGATAAACAATCCACCTCCCGGAACTAAATAGGTTCCGGAAAAAGAATATCCTAAAGCTGATTGTGAAGTCTGTACCATAGGTTCTGAATTAGTTGAGGTCATTAAAGTTCTTGCAACGACATCAACAGTCACAGATTTGGCAACATCTTTCAAATTTATATTTTTTGAAATCATCTCATCTAAATCTTTTCCAACTTTCTCCGCTTCCATGCGTAAACTATTAGACACAATGCCAAGAAGACTTTCTGCTCTTGTAATCTCTTCATTATTAAGTGTTCTCCATAGTTCCTCTACATCTTCAATCGTTGCAAATGGATTCATTTATTTTCCCTTCTTTCCAACATTTCCTTTAGGTTTAATAACAGCACCTTTCTTTGTATCCTTTTTTTCCTCTTTCAGTTCTTCCGTCTTTTCAGGAATATCTACTTCTGAGTTTTCTTTCTTTTCAAGAATTTCCTCTTCCGCTTCTTCTTTTGGCAAAACTTCAGGAGAGATGCCATCACATCTCTCCCAGTGTTCTCCACTAATTAAACAATTTGTATCAATAATACTTCCAGTTAACTTATTACGATATCTCATACTTACCTCCATCAATCTAAGCCATATCTTTCACAATAGCAAAAGCAGATGGATCTAAAATTCCCCATCCGATATATGCTTCAGCTCTTAAATATACCTGATTATGACCTTTTAAATCACCTAGCGTTTCATCATTATCAGGATTCCCATACTGAATGATTTCAAGTGGAATTTCCTTAGCATATCCCCATCTGAACATATTTTCAAAATCTCCAACAATAGCTCTATCTAAGTTTGAATTTGCAGATACTGTACTATTTACATCCACTGGCAACCCATTGATTACTCCTGGTGCAGAACCCCATGCAAGTTCTGGATATAACTTTTCGCCATTTGAATTTTTTAGTTTTGCTAATTCAGAACGAAAAGCAGGAGCTAAAGCTAATCCTGTTACATCTTTTTCTGACCCCTGAATTAATGCAATTGCAGATTCAATCTGATCATCTGCTGTTGTTCCGGTAGAAACCGTTACTGTTTGAGTGACCATTGAATCAAAGTGGTTTTTCCCAATAACAGAGGACGCATTCCCTGTTCGTGGATTTACACCATGCATTGCCATAATGTCAAATCCTCGTGCGGCTTTCTTTGCAAATCCATCTGCAAATGCTTTTAAATAATCTAATTTAACTTCATCAGAAGCGTACATAAACTCATCCGAAACACGAGCTCCATATTCAATTTTTACAGGAAT